GATTGACCCACGCCTTGGTGCAGCAGCAGAACGTGCACTTGCTCGTCTTGACTCTGCATACGGCGGACAGGCTGGTCTTCTCAAAGATGCAGCACTTAATCTTTCAGTTGCTGGCGAATGTTACTTAGTTCAGATGCCAGAGCGCCCAGGTTCAGGCTTACCTGAGTCTTGGGACATTCGTTCCGTTGATGAAGTTATGGCAGATGCTCGTGGTGGGTTTAACATCATTGGTCGCCGTGAGCAATCATCTGGCGGACAAAATCAGAACAACGCAACAAATCGTCTTTCAAAGAATGCATTCGTAGGACGCATCTGGCGTTCACATCCACGCTACTCAGATGAAGCAGATTCATCACTTCGTGGTTTGCTTGATATGTGCGCTGAACTTCTTTTGCTTAACCGCACCTTCCGTGCAACAGCACGCTCTCGCCTAAACGCTGGAGCACTTTATCTTCCAGATGGTCTTTCAGTTGCTGCACAAGGCGACCCAGACCAGCCATACGATTCAGATAACGAGTTGAATCCAAACTTTACTGCCGAGGAGGCAGAGGACGAGTTTGAAGAGCAGTTGATTGATGCGATGACAACTCCAATTCGTGATGAGGAGTCAGCATCAGCAGTTGTTCCACTTATTATTCGTGGTCCAGCAGAACTTGGCGACAAGATTAAGCAGTTTAAGTTCGAGCGTTCATTTGACCCATCACTTGCAGAGCGTTCAGACCGCGTTCTAGAGCGCATCTTGCAGGGACTTGATGTTCCAAAGGATGTTGTAACAGGACTTGCAAATGTTAAGTATTCAAACGCACTTCAGATTGATGAAGCGCTGTATAAGGCACACATTGAGCCAATGATGTTGCTTATCTGCGATGCTCTTACAGTTGTCTATCTTCGCCCATACCTCATTGCACAGGGCTACAGCATCACCGATGTTGAGAAGATTGTTATTTGGTATGACCCATCAGCAGTTGCAACACGCAATGACCGTGCAGCAGATGCAGACTCAGGTCTTGACCGTGGTGCAATCTCATTAGATACATGGCGTCGTGCCCACGGCTTCTCGTCAGCAGATGCACCTACTTCAAATGAAATGGCGCTTCGTCTTTTGTCTGAGCGTGGAGCAATTACACCTGAACTTACTGAGGCAATGCTTCAAGCACTTGCTCCAGAGATTATGGATGCTGTTAAGCAAGCACAACAGGCTTCATCTGTCGCTCCTATTCCAGCAGATGTCCAACAAATTCTTGACCAAGCAACTAGCGGAGAAGCACCAGTTACAGAAGGGCAGGAGCAATAATGTCTATCTCTAAGACACCTGCACCAAAGAAAGACCAGATTAAAGGCTCAGATAAAAACAAAAAGGGCTCTGCATCTGGTTCTAAGAAAGTTGTTTTTAGTAAGGCAACAGAAAATTCTTTGGCTGAAAAAGTAAAGACACACAATGCAAAAGCACCAGAAGGTCGCAAAGCAACACTTGGAATGCTTAAGGCTGTGTACCGTCGTGGGGCTGGAGCATTTTCTGTATCACACCGCCCAGGTATGAACCGCAACCAGTGGGCTATGGGTCGTGTCAATGCTTTCCTTAAATTATTAAAGTCTGGCAAGCCATCAAACTCTGCATACAAAACAGATAATGATTTGCTTCCGTCAGCACATCCACGCTCTACAAAGAAGTCAGCATCTATTACCGCTTCTGGATTAGTTCCAGAAGAGCGCGACTTAGCAGAAGCGCTTATTGCAATTACTCAGAAGCACGGTCCGTTTGACCAAGATGGCACAGGAGTTTGGGCGGGATACACACCTGCTGAAGAAAATGAAGTTAGAGACATTGGTGTCAAGTGCAGCAATTGCGTCTTTTTTCAAGGACCAAACAAGTGTCAGATTATCTCCCTTGAGGTCGAAGCAGATGGTAAGTGCCGCTTTGCTGTAATTCCAGAGGGTGTCGTCTCAGTAAAGCCAGACTACAAAGAACTTGAAGATGAAATTGAAGACTACTTTATGGACCAAGAACTTAGTGTAGAAATTAAAAATAGAGAAGATTATGAGTCCGCAGAAGACGCTATCCTTGCTATGACAGAATATTCTGGTTATGGATATGAAGCAGAGTCTGCTATTCGTGCATCTTGGCTTCGTGCAGTGCGTAATGGAGATGACCCATTCCTACGAGCAGGAATGCTTGCAGTGATGGGACAAGACAGTCTTGATGGAAACTTACTTCCTATCCTTGAGGAGGACGGCAAATAATGAGTAGAGTAGTGCGTCGCTTTGGTTATGCCATCTCTCCTAATGGAGCACAGGCTAGCACCTTCAAACAGGCTGCTTATTTGCGTGAGAAGGTTATTGAATTCATTGACTCTACCAATGCTGAAGCATCTACATCTCGTCGTCTAACTCGTGGTGCTGCGTTTGCAGTTGTCCACCGCTCACTTGTTGCAACAAAAGATTTGCCATTCTCAATCCGCGAGCACATTGCAATGAAGGAACTTTCACAATATGTGACACTTCTTCAGAATAATAAAGTTGCTGCGATTAAGCCAAGCCACACAGACCTTCTTCCTGTAGCGCACCCACGCTCAACAAAGATGCACACATTGACAGCATCTGCTCTCATTTCAGCACGAGCAAACTGGTATGCAGATGATTCACGCATCACCAACGAAAAAGTAAAGTCAATTGTTGCCTCTGCATATACAGCAACTCCTGGTTCTGTAGAACACTCTTATTACTCGGCAGTTCTTGCATCACTTCCACAGGGCTCAGTTCCACAAGACATTCTTGTTTCTCTTACTGCTGACGGAAACTCTTCAGCAGAACGTTCTCTTCGTGCTCGCTTACAGCGTCGTGACCGCTTCGGTCAGTTTGCTGAAATGGGTGGCGGTATGAGCGCTCTTATTCGTATGGCAAAAGATGGAGTGATTCGTAAACTAACTGGTCGTCCTGTCACAGATGGCCCTGACGGTGATGATATTCAGGTAGAACTTCCAGATGGTCGTATTGTAAATATTCCTGCATCTAAGGGTCAATTTATTCCAGCAGTTTTGGAACGTAGTAAAGATGGATTCTCTCAAACCCCTGCAAAAGTTTCTGTTGCAGATAATCAGTATGTTATTAATGAAGAAGATTTAAAATTTGTTGATTCACCTAATGGTTTTGAAAAAGTTGGCGAAAACAAGTGGCAGGGTATTGACACTATAAACGCTGGAATGATTGTTGAAAAAGCCGATGATGGTTCCCTCAATGTCGAATTCGAGTTTATGAATGGTTCGAGACAAGATGTCGGTAACTTTAGCGACTGGGAAGATGTATTTGACGGAATTGTTGCCTGGGACGAAGACCTCAAGGATAGGTCTGAAAAAGCAGACGCTAAAAGAAAGAAAGACCTAGAAGAGGATGATAAGCGTCGTGCAAGCCTTCCTAAGTTTGATGACGAAGATATTCAAGTAGTAGAGTTAGATAAAGATGGAAAAGCAAAAGGCCCTGCAAGAGATGCTTTCCCTAAAAAGTTTGCTTTCAACTACCCTGAAGGCGCTTACAAGATTTCTAAAGACCCAGATGCAGACATTGAAGAGTCATATGAAGACCCTACACAAATTGCACAGTATGCAGATGAGCGCGACCTTATTACCGCTTTGGAAGAAGGACTTCTTCCTAAGAAGGAAGGTCAGAACGCTACTGGCTATGGAAACATTAATACTTATGATGGAGAACAGATAGTTCCTGTCGAAAATCTTTACCTTGCACTTCAAGAAATGGGTGGAGACCCAGAGTTAGAAGTTGCTCGTATTTACGATAAGCAACTTGGCACATCTGAAAACGAAGACAATCTTCTTGGTTCACGCAAGCAGGAAACTATTTCAGAACCAACTCCTGAACTTGATAAAGCATTTATCCGTGAAACAAAAGAACTTGGTCCAGATATTGAGCCAGCAACAGAAGAACCTGCATTTGATGCAGAGAAGTTTGATGCTGCTCCACTTCCTGCACTTCTTGAGGGTCTTTCAGAGACTGAACTTGCTCGCTTTATGGAATCAGAGGACCACACTTCTTATCTTCCAAAGAATGAACAAGTTGAAATGCCTATTGGCTACGCATCTCTTAGCCCAGAACCATACGCTGCGTGGAAGAAAGTAACAGCAGAGAATCCAGATGCAAACCTTCCAGAAGGCTTTAGCGATAACCCTGTATTTATTGCACAGAACATTCCTACACCAGAACTTGAAAAAGAATTCCGTCGTGCACTTGAGCCAGGTAATGACATTCCAGGAACTGCAAAGATTTCACTTAAGACAGACTCTGGTGAAGAGTTTGTTGCAGATGTTCCAGGTGAGGCAGTTCGTGATGCATTGCAACTACAGGGCGTAGATACAAACGCTCTTACTAAGCAGATTGCAGATGAAGGCTTCGAAGGACAGAAGCAAGAAGTTGTTGGCCAAGAGCAGCCTGTAGCAAAGATTGAATCTGTAGAAGATGCAATCAGAGCAGACGAGGAATACATCCTCAAGATGCGAAACCTTTATGGTTTTGACCGCAGAAATGCTTTGGAAAAGTATGACCAAAAGGGTCCTCACGACCCACTAGACCCTGCTTACAAGGGCGAGTTTGCTGAAGAATTTGAGAACTATCTATACGAAGATGGAACACCTAATGGTGCATTCAACGACTTGCTTCGTAGCAACCCAGACTTTGCTCGTCTCTTTGCGTGGAACCAGTTTGACCAAACAGGAAGCCCTATCCACGAAGAGTGGAGACCAAGCGATGAAGATGCGTTTGAAGAGTTCCCTAATGACAACTTTGAAGATGTTGACCACGCATACATAGACCGTCTGTATGACGCTGCACCAACACCAGCAACTGCTATTAGTGCTGGTCTAAAGGTGCTTATGCAGCCTGACTATTTCTATAGCAGCAAGAAAGATAAGATTGCAATACTTCAGGATGCACTTCGTGCATTTAAAGATGGCGATATGCGCTCTGACATTAAGGATGACGAGCAAGAACTTGCTGCTGTTGAGTCCGTAACTAAATCTATTGAAGACGAGATTGCAAAACTTCAGACTGCACCTGCTGCACCTATTGCAGCGCCATCTGTAGACGAAGATAAGATAAAAGAATTAGAAGCAGAACGTGAGAAGTTTGTTAAGCAAGAGCGAGGCGCTCCAAGTGCTGATATGCAAACTAAAGCACGCATAGCAATTCAACAGATTGACGCAGAAATTGCTAGGCTCAAGGGAACGCTTCCTTCTGACCCTAAAGCAATGGGTAAAGATGCATTTGCTAAGGGGAAGAAACGCGTAGCGTCAGTTGACCCAGACCTCACAAATCTGATGGAAGGTAAGTCTTCTGAAGAGAAGACCCAACTTATGAAAGATTGGTATGAGGGCTACGATGCAGCAAACATATCAGCGCCAATGGACGACTTTGAAGTTCCAACCGAGCAAGAAATTCCAGATGGTATTGAAGCAGACCCTAAGTCTCCAAACCTAGAGCCAGACAATATCAATGGTCCTTACCGTATCGTGTCTAAGGTTTCTGATTTACAGCCTGGCGACATTACTGCTGATGACCATTTTGTTATTGAATCTGTTGGTGGACCTTTCGAGGGCGACCCAAGTAAGTTAGAGATTGCTGGTTACTATCCAGGGCACGTTACGCAGAATACAAAGAAGTGGAATGCTTCTACAGAAATGACTGTTATTCGTGGCGCACAAGCACCTGAGAAGGGTGACCTACCAGAACTTAGCAAGCCATTTGCACGAGATTTTGGACCTGTCTACAAGAATAAAGAAGGCAAATGGTCTATGTCTAAGGCAGAAGACCAAGCAAAACTTGATGCAGCGTGGGAAGAATACAACGCAAGAAAAGCAGAAGCGATTGCTCGTTTTGAAGACCCAACAAACAAAGACAACACAAAGGCTCCGCATCAAGTTCGTGTTAAGGCCGCTGACCTACAACCAGGTGATGTTTCTGCAAAGCCAGAAAAGGGTCACTTTGTTATCGAGCGCACATTTACTGATGAGAACACTAAGCCAGGATTTGTTAGCGTTGAAGGCTA